CATGTTCATCACTTTCTTCAAAGAAGTTAGCATTATACTTATTGTAATCTCGATCTTTAATCAGATACTTATCAACTCTGACCTATAAAAAGGCTTAGAGCAGTCGAGATATTTTTTAAGCCCTTATGCCAATTAGTAATGCCAAAGGATGAAGGCCTGGGTTTTACAAAAAAGATTTATTTCTCTTGATATAACTTTGTCTTGTGCATAGGGTCTTCAACGGGTCACGAAAGATATTGATGCTTTAGAGTGTGCCTCTGGAAAAAATGACTTTCGAGCAAAAAACAAAATCATCAAAGCTTGAAATCTTAATTTCGTCTCTGTCAATGCATTGTCCAAGACCGATGGCAGTTGTGCTGTTCTAGTTTTAGCTCTTTTTTGAACCAGAAGTCCTGTTTAACATAAAATATGTATACACACATGCTAGCAAGCAATTTACAACATGAGCTACAGTGTCATCCCCAGCTGCAAAAGGCCAAATGCCTATAGCTATTTGCTGTACCTACAACCAAGGATTGCGTACACCAGTCTCTTAGAAGTACATAAATTCGTAAAAAAGTGAGAGTGCAGTGTTGTAAAGTGTTGTGCCCAAGGCATCGCCACTTGGCGTACCCCCTACAAATGGAATAACGCATAGATGTTGTTAGGGCACGCCCCTGTAACTAGACAGTCTTATTGCTGCTCTAGTTAGTTAAGTGTGTTATTGACAGAGGTCAGGAAAATGGAATACACTGTAATTTTAAAAATTACATAATGAGAACTCACAAATTTTCATGTATCTGGATAATTCATGCCTGAAGATGTTTGGATATCTTTATTTCCAGTTACAAAAAAGCATCGACCAAATTTGCATAAATGAATCTTTGAAGACGTCTAATACAAGCATTCTAGGTATGGTTTTCTGATTACCTTCAAAGCCCATGCCATCTTTTGATATAGCCCGAATGTTATTCAATTTAAATTCAGCATTATTCGGCCTGTGGAACTTCTTCATGTAATATTCTTTGTTCCGAAGATCATTTATAATTTTGTTAGAATATGTCTAATCGGATTGATTGATAAGGTCAAGTTATGCATTTGTGTATAATGAATGTATACCACATTTCCTCAAATTGTCTGGATCCCAACTGATAAGATTTGGATATTAGATCTTAGCCCTATGTGCATAAAATATCATTTGATATTAGAATTTCAAATTAGTTATAAATTGTCCAGGGTACATTTGGCCTCGAACTTCTTTGTAACTTGGCACGGCACTCAGTTTGGTGTAGAGTTAGTCTAATTCGGTTTGTTAAATTGGTTTATCCAGATCTTTAGATATTTAGCTCCCAATGAATTTACCAATGTTGTTTTGGATGGATTCTTTCATTTATTTCTTAGTCATTCCTTGTATAAATCCATTAAAAGCTAACTTCATAAAGAAGAATATGACTGGTTGCATCATTTGAATGAGCCCGGTTTATGTTGATCCTTGTATAGCCCTTGGTCGTTTTTTCGTGCCTATGATTTACCCATTCTATAATACTTATTATCCTTAATTAAGTATGTAAACCTAATTGGATTTAGTAAAACAGTCAAACACTTTCATAGTAGGGTAGGATCTGGTCGCTTGATTGACAAGGTTTCTAACGTATTTTAATTTTTTCTACTTCGAATAGTTTTTCTTTCTAACAATACGTTGAATTGGATCATTCGTTTATATGAACTATAAGATAAGATTGCGATTTTATCTCAACACACGATCAACATATATTTTCAGCCTCTTTGCCATCTATTATGCTTTTAATACATATAGTGGGTCTGAAACTATTTGGCTGGCAAATAATCTGCAAAACATGCCATATATTAGATTACCAGTTGATTTGCCAAATTAATATGTTCTACCTCCTGATGCGAGGTCATAGCCCGTGGGTATAGACTTAGCATGTAGTCGCATAGGTCGAAAGGTGTTGAATTTTGTTGGGTATGTGTCTAAACCAAATTTATATAAACCATCTCTAAGTGTTTTTGACAAGTTGTGATAGAATTTCTTACTAAATTTTGGATTCTGTAGGGATGGATGCAGTTATTGTATTTATTATATATCAAAAGGTTTAAAACAATAATAATTTTTCTGTATCTTAACGTTCTTTTATTATAGAATTATTGGATCTTGTTTTTGGCTTGTGATTTATGTTTATATCAAGGCAATAATCTGTTAAGGATTCATAAGGCAATTACCAATCCTGTTCTTGTCGACGGATACAGTGACAAATTTTTAAGCTAGTGTTTATTTTTTCTTTCCAACCTAAAATTGTGTGAGCACATTTTCAATTACAGCTTGCATGTTGGCATTAAATCGCTGCTATTAGTTAATTTCTCCATGCCTCTAATTGAAGGTCATTATGTCTTTATTAATTTCATTTTACGCATTTTAGTTTTGGATTTATTAACGTAATTGTTAAACAACTGCTTAATTTTCTTATAAGTCACCATTCATTACCCTTTATGCATTCAATTGTGGTACAAAGTTAGACACATTAGATTGTATGTGCTTAGTACGCCATATGAACCCGCTATATTTTGTGTCAACACCACCTTGAGCTCCAGCATTGGTTATGGTAAGGAAGTCTTTAAAGATTATACCTTTTGTGTTGATCTTAATTTACATAGTGTCAAGTTATTTGATGTGTTTGGTGTACCACTGAAGAATGAGCATTTGATTCTTTTTTAACAAGTATTTCTTATTTGGCATGTATAATTCATGTTCTCTTTTGTTAAAGAATTGATCAAACTTCTTAGAGAGTTTCTTCATTTGTTTGTTAATTACATTGGTGATGTTAAATCTACTCATCTATGTGTGAAAACTGTCATCGTATCTAATCTCACCTGCTAGATATGACCTCACCGATGTTTAGATTTATTTAAGCTTTGATGGTTTGATAGAGTATTGATTAACATGCTAAATAATTTATTTTGTGAAAGTAGCACCCTTTGTTTTGTTAAAGTAAGTGTTCAGCAGTGTGTAAAACAATGAGCCTTATGCTGAAACTACAGGACCGTAGACTGGCTGTATAAGCATTTTCCTGTCTGCTGTATACATTGCTGTAAAAAAATATTGTACAGAGCCGAGATTATACGTCCTCTCACATTTGACCACTCTTGATTGTTAATGTTAGTAAACGAGTGTGCTACCATAACTGTTCTGTGTTATGAAATACTTACCATCTTTATTCGGATGAACTATATAATGACCCTAAAACATTGGCAATGGGTGTTTTCCAGGAAATTAAAGGAAATTCATACCAGCTATTAGATGTATGCCAGGAACCGGGAAGCTTGATTCTCTCGTGTAGTAATGGCTGTTTACTTACAGATACACGACCATGGCATCTTATTGACCAGGTTAAAAATCAAATTCCAAATTTTAAATCTTGTAAGGCATAAGCTAACAAAATTCAATATTGCAATTCACATCCATGCCTACTTAATAATTGTTTGCATTCCTGATGGCATAACCGATGTCTGACTGTATAGCATCCAATGGGCGTACTGGGTAATACCAAATTTTGTTAGTTTGAGGCAAATTGTTTGCCCAGTTGTCCAGTGATATAAATTCAGCGAGATTTGGGTCGTCAGCTAAGGTATTCCAGTATGTATTAAGCCAGCGATTAGTGGGCGTGCCTTGAGCTAGTGTCCAATTATTATATAACAATGTTTTGTAATTTTATATAACTTAAGCAACAGCAGCTGTAAACCTCAATGGTTATATATTTAGCCTCCAAAAATCGTCGAATGTGGGCGTGAACAAACGTCTTAAAACACCCTGTGTTCTAACATTTGAATCGCCAACGCCAATTAGGATGACATCTGAATTCTTTGCAAATGAAAACACTTGATTGAAAATCTCGGCTTAGCAGACATTGCTAACGTATCGATTAAGGGGGTGGCCATGATCTTTGGTTGGTACATTACTAAATTAATCGTTGCCTATACCACAACCTATGTCTTGAAGAACTTATCTGACCGACTTAGTCATCGAAAAGTTGGTCTATGGCCTAGCCTTCCCGTATGACACGTTAAGGTGACTTTTCTTGTCATTTGTCTTTTTTGACAAGTTGACCTGATCAACTGGATTGAAAATGTTTTGGATGAGCAACTATTTCTTTGTCTTAAAACCAATGCTGTATTAGTTTGACGATGTTGTGCTAGTTGACGATCCATTAAGCATGTTTTCAATGATCGGATGGACATAATTTTATAGATATTTCTTACCGACTATTTATCTTGTTTTGATAGTCTTAGGTAATTATATCCATATGACGTTGCGCGATCTGATTAATATCCATTAAAGAGTATTTAATGAAAGCTTTTTTGGGCAGTCTTTAATTATTTGTATTGCTTAATCAAATCTCATGTTGTTGATCAGTTTAGGTATTGTTCTCAATAACATAACAGCAATTGGCTCTTCTTTTTATTCAACCAACTCATAATCTTTGTTTTTAACTAGTTTCTAAAACATCATTAAATTTATAGCGTTAATTTGATTAGCAATACCAGGATCGCAATTGATTTAGAAACTCATGTCAATTTGATTCGTGAGTTAGAAGACCCTATCTCTTATTTTTGGATTTAGGCCTCTAAGCTTAGATTGGTTGTAATATGACCATATTTATTTGCTTTTGGTTTTTAGAATTTAAAGAGCTTTGTTATCTTTTGCGTTGAGATAATACTGGAAGGTTAGTTCGAGTTTCTCCAACTTGTTGCAAAGTCTTAGTTAGTGTTTGCTAGCCTCTTTCAACTGTTTATTGGCGTCATTACATTACTCTCTGAGTTATGAGATTTATTGTCTTTTGGCCACGAGACTTGCTTAAAGTTGTGTTAATTTCGCCTCTTTTAGCTTAATGTTGTCTTATATGTTTTTAGTCTTAGCATACTTGTAAACATATTGTTGCCTCTAACCATCTATGTGTTTAGTCTTGTATTACTTGTTAAAGCCTTGCTCCTTTTTAATTTTGCAAATAGCAACAGTATTCTTATTCTTAGTTGAATTATAACCCTTAACTTTCCGCTTGTTAATTTTTTGTTTTGGTTACTCTTGCTATACTGTATCATCGTTTGGCTTATTTAAAATTTTTGTGACGTCAACATATTTTGAATTAGCCTTCTTAAAAGAGTTTATCTGCTTGTCGATATATTTAAACATATCCGCTAAATTTAATCTTTCAACAACTGCTACAGTGCAATGTGTTTTTTGATTATTGAAGATTAATGTAGTCTTATTGATATTTGGAACATCTATATCTTTAATAAGAATGCACGGAATTGGGGTTAGAAGGTGTATCTTGCTTGCTGGCCAACCACCATTGACATCTTAGCCTTTGATAACGTTTTACAATTATGGGAAACTAAGTTTAATGTACTTCATCAATTCATTCATCTTGCACATTAAAATGTTTAGGCACATTTAGAAGTCCCCATTTTTCAAGATGTTTATCGACTATTAGGATGTGAGTTATGTTTGGTTTGTCAGCAACTTGTATTCATCAACGTCAAAGCACTAATGAGCTAATAGTAGTGAAATAGCTACGCATCTTTGGGTTGCCGTTTTATGAAGTACGACGTTGTTAATGACTTTAGAGTATTTGCTTGCAAGACATAATGGTGCTGTTGAAGACAAATCCTTGACATAAGGGTGATACTATATCATTTAAACAGGATTAAAACTTTAGCCATTTAATACTTGATCGTTATAACTGGCTTTGTTAGTACTTTTACCGCCTTTCTTCTTGTACTTTTGTTTTTTCTGTCCGTTATAGTCATGTTTATCCTTGTTGGTATTTTTGTCAGCATTGCCACTTTTAGCCTTGTAATTATCACTCTTCTTGTTGTCAGTCTTCTTTGGGCTTTTGCCAGTCTTCCCGCCTGCATTACCATCGTCGTATCGATCATCATCGTCATCATAACGTTTGTCTTTTGGAATGTCGTCCACATATTATTAGATATCGCCATCATAATCATCTGACATGTCATCTTAGTCATCTTATTATGGGAATTATGGGTTAGCTTACATTTACTATAAATCAATATCCCAATTTTCATCGGCGTACTAAATGTCCTCGAGTGATTTCTTGACGTATTCATCATCTCCGAAGAACAGCACTCTAGTATATAAGACTGTATCTGCAAACATAAGTCTCACTTCACGCCATTAATAGCAATATCCATGAATAAAGTCAAACATGCGTTCGATGAAATCGTCAAGCATGTATGCCTCATTTTATCTCAGTCCATAATGCCTGTAATCGTCTGACCAGATAATTATCATGGTTTATTTTTTGAGGGCAGTTTAGACCATTTTATACGCCTATTAAGACAGTACATCGATTGCATATGAACACCCTCCGCTAACAAATTCACAGTTACTTAAGCAAACTGGTCGGGAGTTGAGAGCTTCTGTGGTGTAAACATTGGCTTTGCTGAAGAGTTTGGTTGCTTTGGTTCTTCGAATGCCCACTTCTAAATTTTAAGCAGTAGGTTTCTTTTACTCAACCTTTGCACTTGTTGAAACGGTGTGTGCGACAGGCTTTGATTAGGTAGCAGAACTTGTAGGCATGTGTGACTCCGACTTTGCTTACATAGCGAGGGTGGTTGATGTTAGTATAGGCTTTGTTCCCTAGACAGGAGCATGTGAAGTCGATTTAGCTTCTTAGACAGGAGCATGTGAAGTCGGTTGCTTTGGTTATACAGCGGAGATGGGTGGAGTTGGCTTAGTTTATGTAACGGAGACAGGTTCTGTTTTTGTGATGTCCTAATTTGGTTTTGGTTTGAGTGTAAATTATGTTTTAGCATAATAAAGACCTTACTTGTATTAGTTTTAACTCTCAAAACTAGAACTATAATCATCCTGACCTTAGCTTTCCAGTTAATCATATTCGGTTTTAGACTATTGTTTAATTCTGTGCTGTTATAACGTGTGTTCATAGCCCCGCTTCGTAGGATCGACACTTTTGTTCGTACGCGTGCTACCCTAACAGACGGTCAAGCATTTCTCTAGCAATTCGTACCATTATATGGCTGTTTACACGGTAACGTATTGTCTTAAGCTTGATATGTCAGGGAATCTATTACGACTGGCAGAGAAAGATATTGTCCTACATCCGTCAACTCTTTTGCACTATTATAACACTGCCTGATAGATATCATCAAAGTGATCACTGGTCATGTTACCATCCTAAAACAATGTGAATTCGATAACCCGATTATCATCATATTTCCCTTTTTTGATATTTTTCAAGGTTTATAATACATTGAGATTTTAAATATGAGAAGTTATTTTCTTACCGTGACTGGTGGGCTGTAGATACATTGTATTGGCAGAATTCCTGTATGCCTGTATGAATGATTCAGATTGTCCTTTCTGGTAAATATGCATTTGCAATGGTGAGGACTTATTGTATATGCAAAAATCTTACAAAGTTTAAAGTCTTGATGGGATCGGAACATTCATTATTCTTACTTATCTTGCATCCTGTTATTAACGAATTCTTGGTATCCTTGCAGAGTACTTTGATTTTCTGTCAGCAAAGGCGCTGATAATTTTTGTCATATCGCCATTAAGCATGTCCAAATTAGCTTTCGTCCACGGGTGATTTTTAAAAATACCGAAGCCCATAGTTTTGTCGTTTTATGCAGGGTATAATAAATGTTCAATGCCAGCATGCTATATTATATATATAATATTGCTTACCGATTGCTTATATAATCTCAAGTCAGGTGATCTATTCTCGGTATCGCCTGTTATCAGTGGAAGGATTATATTGCCGCTCATATGAACAAAATTATTTTTCATGAATGGTCTTATGACAGCTGAACCGCCCCCAGTGGCTGTGAGTGTTTTGTATTATGTAGCATTTTAATAGAAGATTATGAGCGTTTGTTTCATTGATTTCCACTTTTATATGATGTTGGATTACTTGTTATCTTTAACATACACATTTGGGTGGATTACCTCGCCATATTTCATATTAATGTTTTTAATCATGCTGCTAAAGTCAGTTTTATTCAGGCGTTGCATGGTGAGACGTTGAAGTTCAATGTCAGATTAGGAGTTGCTTTCATCATCTTCTGAGTCTTACTAACTAACACGATTCTGTTTGTGAGTTGCAATAGAATTCCACTGAGGCTTATTAGTAGCTTGCTGTTCTAGTTTTTTAGCATTTTAAAGCTTTAGTTTTTAAGCAACCATCGAAATTTTAGGATTCAAAGTGGCACTAGGCAACTTTAATGGTAAGCTCTCCTTTTTCGGTGCGGGTTAGGGTATTATGACAGTCGTATTCGGTGTGAGGCTGGGGAATTATCCTTGTTACATATTCCCTAGATTTACGTATGAATTCCATGACATTTTTGTTCCCGCAACATGCTTTGATGGTTTCTTGCTTTCTTTAGATGCTATATCGCTCAAGCCTTATTATTTTTTGGTTGACATTATTTTGGTGGATTGGGCCTGTTCTAATCCCATAGTAGATTCTATTTTATCAAGTTTGGTAAGATTCTCCTACCCACGTTTTGTTTAGACTACATTGGGTTTGGGTTGTTCGCAAGTATCTTCATTTTTTAATGCGGTCTTGGCGGCCTTTCTCCCCTATATCCGTTATGCTCTCACGTTAGCGCGTTAAGTTATTGCTTGAGTATCTTGTTGGGCATTATGATTTTCTTAATTGCGATCATGAGCCTTTTCAACATCTCTAGATGCCTTCACTGTAACTTTGTGTTAATATTTTTCTTTTGGAGTTTCAGTGCAAACTTAGCTCTTAATAGCTTTGTCGTAAATGTCCTTGTTAATCTGTCTACTCATCTTCCTGATTTATGACTTACTCATAAAAGCCATAACGTCCTTTTATATTTGGCGTCTTTAAGAGTTGGTCATTTATTTAGACTTAGGATTTTATGAGGTAATGGTTGTTTTAGGTTTCATTTCCTTCTATATAGTTTCTTCTATATGTACTTTTGTTTTCTTAACGAAGGCCGAACTGACAGATACTGGAGCACGGATTAAGTCTGGAGAGATTGAAAAGTCAACAGTTTTAGTTGAAGTTTTGTTGTCTATATCGATAGCCTGACCAGGCTTGCAATCCGATTTTGTTTCAGTAAGAACAATTGTTTTCAAATCGGTTGATAGTCTTTCAACTTCTAGCAAAGCAGTGGCAGTAGTAGCCGTTGCCGGATCAGCAGTGACAGTAGTAGCAGCTATTGTTTCAGTAGTGGAAGTAGCAGTAGCAGCCATAGTAGTGGAAGTGGTAGCTGCAGTGGAAGCAGCTATTACAGTGGCATCTACTGTCATGGTTAGATCTGCTATTGCGGTAGCGTCTATTGTTGTAGTTGATGCTACGTTAGCAGTGGCAGTGGCAGCGGTGGTAGTAGCAGCAGTAGCCTACTAACAACCTACATTTGGTTTAGTTTCTGTAGTTTTGACCATTGATTGCTATACTTCGACTGTAGACTAAGCTTTGTGTGCAGCTGTGAGTTGATTTTTAGACTATTTGTTAATCTCAGCTCTAATTTTAGGCTGTTTTTAAGTCTGGGCTCTTTCTTATACTCGACTTTAAATTTCAGCTTAAGTCATTAATGCGTGTATGACCAGTTATTCCTCACTTTAAACTTCAGCTTAAGACAGTAACGCGTATATGTTTATTGGTTATGGTTCATCTTTGATAGCAGGTGATTATACAGCTGATTAGATGGAAAGTACGCATTACTCTTAAATATCCCGCTATTTAGCATTGTTCTGGTTTTAGCATCCAGGAGTGTTTAGATGCTTGGCAACTAGTCCTGAAAATCCAGCTCTGTTCAAAGCTTGAAGTTGTGACAATTGATTTGAAACAGCTGCTCTGATGCTAATTTATCTGAATGGCATGTCGCTATGAATTCCAGATGTTGCACCTTATTGGTAATTGATCTTTAAGTGCAAGGGTATCTTGGCTCCATGCTTAGGAATAATGTCAAGATAGGTGTTGATAAGCGCAGGGGCTTCAGATTTGGCAATAATTGATTTTTGCTTCTTCAAGTTTGGTTTTGAAACACTGATCGGAAGCTAGTCGCATTGGTCAAGAGCTTATTATGAATTCTAAGTTAAGAATGAGGATGTGAGCTTAGGATTCTTCCCTTTTTAACCCCGTTGTTTTGTCTTTGGTTTAGATTATGATTATTCTTATAGGTCATTCAAGCTTGATCTCTTAAATTATGACAACCCTTAGTCGCTCTAAGATGCATTGATATTATAATTTTTATTATGCGATTACATTTTGGGTGCAATCCAGTTATCTTAAGAATCAGTGCTATCCCTAATCAAATCAATCCCAGGCCTGTATG